GCACCGCACCTCAACCTTGCCCCCAGCAGAAAAAATAATTTTTTTTTTTTTTTTAAAATTGATTTTTATTTATTTATATATATCTCACATAAACAAACTAATAAATATGGTTGCTATTCTTGCCTGTATTGTAGAAGAAAATTATAGACATAATATTAGAAGAACATTAAATAATATTAAATTAAATATTGAAGATACTAAACCTAAAATTATAAATAATATTAGACATTTATTAACTTATAATAGAACTAAATTAATTAATAAAATATTTGAAGATATTAAAATTAATCTTAATAAGGTCAAGGTAAATCCTCTACCTAAAAATTGTGGATCATATTATTATAAATTAGGTTTTGATACTGAATATTATTTATATGAAGAATTAGAAGAAGATGGTAAATATGAATATTCTTATAATATAACTAAAACAAAAAAAATTTGGTTAGATGAAATTAAAACAAAATTAACATATAAAATTACTGACGAACGATATATAACACTTTTTGAAGAAGGATTAAATAAATATGGTAAAATGAAATTTAATAATAATCCGTGTAGTATAGAAGTAGAAATGTATTGTTGTAATTCAAATTACTATAATAATGATAATAATAAATTATTAGATTTTATTAGTAAATAAATTAATTAATTAATATATTATAATTTTAGTTTAATTTTTTTATTAGTTGAGATAATTTAATAAATTATAAAAAAAATATTTTAAATTGATTTTTTATTTTATTTTAAATAAACCATATAAAAACAAAATGACTAATAATAATAAGACTATGAATATCACAGACTATTTAAAAAAAAATAATATTAATTTTATCTATATTCAATTAGATTATATTAATAAACCTAAAAATCCACTAATTACTAAACCAAATGTAGATAAGGATAATATGTTTTATTATTTAAATAAGGAAGGTAAGGATAGTAATATGAATAATTCTCCAAATAAAATATTTAATTCACCAGATAGAGATAAACTTATTGCTGAAAATCATAGACTATATAGTGATAATAATGCTATTGCTATTGATACAAGAAATATTATTTGGTTTGATATAGATATTGTTGATAAGGATATGTATGATAAATTAACTGATAATGGTAAAACATTATATAATACATTAAAAAAACAATATCCATATCATAGTTCTAATACTAAACCTATGGGTTTTCATAATATTTTATGTGAAAAAACAGATACAAAATTAAGTAAAAAATTACAAGAAGTATTTAAAAATTATACAAGTGATACTATTAGTGATTATGATAATTTTAAAAAATCAGCAGATAAGGATACATTTAAAAAAATAAATCCTGAATATGCTTTTGTTGAAATAATGTGTGGAAGACCTCTATGGTGTTTAAAAAATAAAAATATGGAAAATAAGAGTAAGAGATTAGGAGGTCAAAAATCACAAGATATTTTAGATATTTTATTACATAAGAAGTTTGTTGATAAATATAGAGATAGAACAAAAGCAGAATTAGAAGAACAAAAAAAATTAGAAGAGAAGAAGAAGAAACAAGAACAACAAAAAAAACAATTAGAAGAGATTAAAATAGATGATAATTATATTGAAGATAAACAAGATTTAATTTTAGAATTAACTAAATTAATTAATGAAGATTTATATTTAGAAGTTAGTTCTACATTCCATAATATAGTATGGAGTTTATCATATAATAATTGTAATACAAGTATAAATTATATTAAGGAAGTTGCTAAAAAATCTTCTAAATCTAAGGATAATTTTGAAGACTATTTTAATAAGTTAGTTGATAAGGGTAAAAATACATATCAATTAAATATTGGTGTTATTTATAATTTAGCAAGACAATCTAATAATAAAAAATATATTGAACTATTAGGAAAAAATAATAGTTCTGTTGCTAATATTACATTAGCAGAATTATTTATGAAGTCTTATGAAGGAGATATTATTTTACTTCGTTTAGAACCTGATAGTCCTGTATCTGTTTGGTTTTATAATAAGGATAAAAATATTTGGTCTTGTGAGAGTAATTGTGAGTTTAAAACATTAACAAGTAAAATAAATAAATTTTCTCTTCAATATATTCAAAAATTACAAGATTTAACTGATTGTGATTATTCTAAAACAATTGGTAAGTTTATGGATAGTTTAGAACAATCTATTAAAATTAAAAATTTTATTGTTGGTGAATTAATAGAAGAACCTAAAACTATTGAGTTTGATAATAAACCACATTTAATCCCATTTAAGAATAAAATATTTAATACTAAAACTTGTAAGTTTGAAGAACATAGAAGAGATAATTATATTACCTTAACATTAGATTATGATTTTAGAACTATTAAGGAGACAGAAGAAGAATATATTAATGCTAAAAATTATTTTGAAGAATTATTTTTATGGAAGGAAGATGGTGTAGTTATTGAAAAACATTCACATAGAGATATTATGAATGATGTATTATTTATTCTTGCTAATTGTTTTGTAGGTAGAGATAAGGGAGAGCATTTCTTCATATTTAATGGTAAGGGGGGTAATGGTAAATCTAAATTATTTGACTTATTAAGAATGATATTAGATAAAAATAAATATTATGGAGGTGTTAATGGTAATTTAATTTGTGCTGATATTGACCCAAATAAACCTTCACCTGATATTGCTAATTTACAAAATAAACGAGTTAATGTTTTACAAGAACCAAGTGAAAATAAATTATTAAATATATCTGCTATTAAATATTTAACTGGTGAAGAATATATTAGAGCAAGAAAATTATTTAAAAATCCAGTAGATTTTGTTTTAAATGCTACTAATATTTTAGTATGTAATCAACGATTAGGATTTGAAGGATTAGTTAATGAAGCAATAATTAGAAGAATTATTGATATTCATTTACCATTTGTATTTAGTAATAGTAAAATTAATAAGGATAAAAAAATATATAAACCAAAGGGTATTCTAAACCTTGAAGAAATTAAAATGGGATTTATTAATTATATGTTAAATTATATTATTAATTTTGAAGAAGAATATAAAAAAAATATTAATTATGTAGATTATAAGTTTTCTAAACCTACTATGGAGAGAACTAAAAATTATTTACTTGAATATGATTATTTAGGACAATTTTTAGGTAGATATTTAATTAGAACTGATAATGTTGCTAATGAAATTAAAATTAGTGATATACATAAGGATTTTAAGAAGAGTAAATGGTATAAGGATTTAGATGAGAAAAAACAACGATATTTTGATAGTGCTGATAAGTTTAAGAAAAATATTTTAGCAGTTGAAGAATATAATGATATTCAATATGACGATACTAAAAATAAAAAAGGTTGGAAGTTTGTGTATTGTATTAAAAATGAGGAATATGATATAACAGAAGATACAGAAGTAGAACCTGACCCAGAAGAATTAATAGATAGTGATACAGATTAAATAAAAAAAAAAATATTTTAAAAATCTGCTGGGGTGAAGGTTTGAATGCGGTGCGATAAAATTAAATACTATTTAAAATATATTATATTTTTTTTTATTTAGTGAAAATACTTAAAAAATAAATAAATTATATATATATGGATTATAATTATATAAATACTATAACAAGTAATATTATACAACCTAAATATACATGTTTCTGTGGATGTAAATTAAATTATAGTTCTATTAAAAAACATTTAAGAAGTAATAAACATAAAATATTAGTTAAGGCAAAATTATTTGATGAATTAAACTCTCAATTAAATCCTACTTCTCATACATCTTAAAACTACATAATTATTTTTTTTTGTTTTACCTTGAAAAAAATTATGTAATTTATCCTTCGTTAATCTATCACTAATTTCTAATTCTTCTAACATATTTACCTTATCAATTAATTCATTCATTTTTGTTGTCCTTAATGTAATTGAAGGACTATCATAGACATACAGATATTTTCTCATACTGCTTCTTATATTATTTTCGTAATATATTTCTATATGGTTTATTTATTTATAATATACTATTTACTATTTGAATACCATTTATATATATAATTAATCATAGCAATTTTATATGTTTTACCTAAATAGGTTGTATCTCTTGCTAATTCATAAGTATCATAATTTAAAAATTTATTTAAGTCATTTAATTTATGATGTGATTGTAATTCACTATTTTCATTTCTATAAATTTTTATATTTGTATAATAATATTCTAATAAAACTTTTTTTCTTGAACGCTTATCACCAATACGATATAATTTTTCACCTACTAAATCATAGAACATTTGTTTTCTCTCTTCTTCTGTAATATATTTTGCTACTATTTCATTTGAATTTCCCATTTAAATAAAAATAAAAAAAAATCAATTTAAAATATTTTTTTTTATATTTTTAACTTATAATATACTATTTAATTAACCCCATTCATAATGTGGTTCTCCATCAACTCCTTCCCAACCCATAGAACCACATACTAATTCTACATCAGGATTTAATATTTTATAACAATAAGCAAATAGAAAACAACGATTAGGACAATTTTGACTATCTGCTAATAATATTTCAGCATATAGTTTTTTAAGCATACAAGGTTTCGTATTTACATCTTTTTTTTTTATATTCTCTTCATTACATAGTTTTTCAAATTGTTCTTCTGTTGATTTAAATGTTTGTTCTATTTTTTCTTCTACTGATTTAAAACATAATTTTTGTAATAGTGGGTCAAATTTTTTATAAATTTTTTTATCAGTTAAATTAAATACTTTTTTTGTTATAGTATCTCTTTCAGGATAATCTATATCAAATACTACTTCACCATTTTTTTCACACCAACTATGAGCGTCTAATGCTTCTTTACTAACAAATATATCCTTAAATAATGTTTTAGGTTTATTATGTTTTTCTGGATGATAATTCATATCAATAAATAATTTACTAATTTCGTCAGTATTCATATTTAATAATAATTTACTCATAGTTTCTTTATTCATTTTAGGTCTTAATTTAAAAATAATAAAAAATCAATTTTAAAAAATTTTTTTTATATTTTTTTAAAAAAATATTTATACTAATAAAATATATTAAATATCATAAAATATTTTTTTAAAATTGATTTTATAAAATAAACTATCTTC